GGGAAAAGAAAAAACTCTCAAGAAAACTTAAGAGTTTTCTCTTCCCGCCTGTGCCCCGTGCACTAGCAACGGAGGACTATTACCTTCCCGCACAACCTCCACTACAGCGTGCGGGCCCCTACAAGGCGGCTGGCAGCCGCCGAGAAAAACCCCTAGCAGAGAGCTGCTACATCAGCGCTCAATCTGCCAGGAGCGACTCCTAGGAAGAGTTGGGGATGTTTAAGAGGATGGGGCGCTGCAGAGCAGCGCATCCCCAGCGGCGTCATCTTCAGACCCCAGCCACGGGTCGTCTGGAGTTAACCCCCCGCCATAGTCGACCACGGCGAACCGTGCCCAACATGGATCCTCCCAAAAGATGTAGGGATCCTTGGGCATGTTCAAAGACATGCGACATAGGGCCCCAACGGTCACGCGGTAGCGCTGCGACAACTGGTGCACGGTATCCATGCTCCACATCACTGCGCCATACTCCCCCGTGCCCAACACCTTATGGGCTTCTGGCTTCAGGGCCTTCACTGCAGCCCCGCGCACCACCTCACAACTAAAGTTGTGGGCGAACTCCCGCAGAATCGGCGGAAGAAAGAAGTGTAACATCCCCTGAGCGACACACGCCAAATGATATCTCGCAGCCTCTTCAGGCGTAAACCGCATGCGCCGGTACAACCGTAGCACATTGGTCTCCGTCTTTCCCAGTTTCAAGAACCTGGAAACGAGCGGACCCCAGATAGCCTCAGGCACTCCAGGGAACAATTGAAGAGGCCGATACCACATACCTTTCAAAAAGGTACATGTTGTCAACTCCGAGTGGCGCGACATTTTCATCTCAGCGCCGAGAGCCAAGAACTTGGTTTCCAAAGTGCCCAAGTCGGTGGCCCCAGCGTAGAGAGCGCGCATCCAAAGGAGCGCCATGACAATAGAATTGCCAACTGTCGTGTCCATCCCACCCGTGTCGCGAATCGGCGCGTCCCGCTCGATTGTCCATGCTCGACCATTTTGAAAACGGATCTGATAGAGGGCCCTACCCAACGCTCTCAATTTCTCGATAACATCAGATTGAACCCCCAATTCGGCCAGAACCGCATATTCAGCCTCAAGGGCACAGGAACCCTGAGACTGATCGAACATAGACGCATCGCCTTCGTACCAACACCCGTGGGGCCCAACCCACACTAAAGAGTCGTCGCCGGCAACCATGATGATGATGGAATCAACATGTGCATTGAGGACAGCCCACTCGTAAAAATCAGTAAGATCTTTATCAGTGAAAGCTGAGGCGAAGACAAGCCACAAGTTGCAATGCATGAACTTGCGGGGGTAAGTACGGAAAGTCCACTCCGTCTTGAGCCGTTGCGTGGCCTCGTAAATAGCGGGGCCAATCCAATATCCGACATTAGCGTCGACATCGGCAATGGAACGGGGTTTGTGCTCAATTTGACAGAGTGTGAGGCCAACCATCTTGAAACGCATGAGGACCTCATTGCGCTTGACAAAAACACGCGTCCTGCGAAGTCCGCGGTCTATGAAATATGGTGGGCCCCAAGCCGTATGGTTCTCGGCGTTGATATAGCGATCTCGTTTCGCCCGGTCTTCAAAGTGGTCCAGCCAGGGCTGGACATGATCCTCATGGAGAATCACCGACCACACCTGCCGCACAAGGTCATAAAAGAGGAACGGCTCAGACCACCCTTGGGCGGCCCGATTCGGAGGCTCTTTCGTGACTCGATGGCGGATAACCATCGCGCGGTTGTAGTCGCAGTTCGAAGGTGCAAAGACTGGCACGTTCGTTGGCAACAGCCAGTATATGCCTTCCTCTTCCTGAGGGAGTTCACGCAAAGGTTCGTATCCGCCCGTTTGCAGTCGATAGTCTGCGCGTTGCGGAGCATCGCCGCTCACACGTGCGAGCGTGCGAGGAACCTGCGACTCCTCAGGAGAGAACCGGGTCTGCCTCTTCAATGAAATGTCCACTGCAGGCATTTCAAGTGCCATGGCATTCTTCCAATCGGTCCAAGGCGAAGAACCGAGGGCATGAAAGCCAGAGAGAGGGGCAGAGAGAAAGCCAAACAACTGTGCGGTGAGGAGTGCGCCAAAGACCCCGGCTCCTGCCATCGGATGGTAATAGAACGCAGCGTTCCATCCCATATGGGCCACGACGGCGGAGGGGAAAGGCAGCACAGCAAGGATCCCGTGCAACGCAGCCTGAAGGACTGCGGAGGATGGGTCGAGTGTTGAACACTCAAATGCGACACCGCACACCATCAGCGTTTTGGCGACTAGGTCAACTCCTGGATGCAAGTTGCAATGCTTGAGACCTTCTTCAATAAACGGCGTAACGAAAACGTTGAAAGCCGGAGAGAGAAGAACATTCTGAAACAAATCGGAGGCAGGGAGGTGTTTCAAAGTGCACCACCCATGCTGAACGGCCTGAGAAGCCGCGCCGATTGCCGCTGTCGCGCCCCGTCTGCACCGATCAACGATGTATGACAGAACGCGCCGCGACTTAGCAACCCCCTGCGCCACAAGGGTGCCCGACGCGTTAAAGACGCGCCGAACATGATCCAAGAGCCACGCGGCATACGAAGGCCGCGCTTCCTCCACTGAGATCTGTC